AGCCCGATCCGGCCTCCCTTGTGGTCGGTTGTAGGGATACTTCACCCTACCTAGGAATTGGTGGGCTGGTCGTGGCCGGTGCTATTTCCTCCGTCATTCCGGTCAAACGACGGCCCCGCACTAACTACGCCGGTCGGGGCTCCCTCGGCACTCATGGCCTACCCGGTGTCCTCGGGTGGCTCTTGTGTGTGCCAATCGTCGGGGCCAGGCGTGGACGTGCGCTCGACCTTTGGCTGGTTCTCGACCTCGGCCTTTAGCGCCTCGATCACTTGGGATGTTTCGTACTTGGACCACGTTTCCGGTGGGCTGTATGAGCCGAGCACTCGAGTAATGATCTCGGGGGCGGCGTCGGCGGCCTTACCCATAAGGCTTTTGGCGTAGTTGCGTTGCCGATCGCTGGGCGGCTCGCTGGCAATGTTCTTGGCGAGGGGCCCGTCGACTCCAGGCGGTACTACTTTCGGGCGTTCCTGGCGGCTGGTTCGGTTCACTTCCTCCCAGGTGGCTACGCCTTTGTCGATCCCGATTCCGATAGCGGCCAGCGCTCGACCCCAGGCGCTGGTCTCTACGTTCTGCACCTCGCTGTATTTCGTAAACGGCGTCATGCCCGGTATTACTTCCCAGGCTGTGCCGATGCCAGGCCTCGGGTCGTCGGGCGTTCGGTAGGCGTAGGCCCGACCGATTACCCACGTTTTGCCCTCGATCTCCCGAAACTCGACGGGATCTAATTGCATGGATCCGTCGGGGTAGCGCTCGAGGAATACCCGTAGGCGCTGTGCGACGGTTACATAATCCTTGAGGTCATAGGACACGGGCCACCTCCCACACGGTTTGCCTGCGGGCGTGGTTGCTTTTGCGTTGGCTCGTGTAGTGCCGGTCGGTTGGCCGGATCGTTCCGGCTTGATGCCATTGGCGGAATATCGCCCCGATCTGATTGGGGTGGCCTTCCGGTAGCCCGATAGCGCCTATCAGGTCGTCGGCTGTGAATAGGTCGCCTTCTACGAGTGAGCGCCTCCAGGCGACGGCGTCGTGGCTCCAGGCCGGGTCGATACGTACGGCTTTCGTGGCTTTCGTTTTGGCGGCCTGCCCGTCGAGCCAGCGGCAGAAATCGCACTCCGGGCCGGTACAGGCGTGGGTCTTGGGCCGCTCGGCCTCGAGGTCAAATAGTGCCTGCATGGCTAAACCTCCCTCTTGGGTTCGGGCGGGTCTTGGGTGTGCATGAGCGCCCCGATGAGGTAGTGGGCTAGGTCCTCGGTCACCTCGACGGGTAGCCACATGGCGGCGCTGAGGCCTTTTCCGGCGTGGTAAGCGTGGATACAGATACGTTCCGTACCCGCACTAATGGACACGACCACGGTCGTATCCTCGTGTTTAATCGTTTTGCTGTAATCGGTCATCGTTTCCCCTTCCATATTGTGAAACCGAGGGCCCGGGCTTCGATCGGCTTCCCCTCCGTCGAAGCTTCTCCGACTGCCAGGCGCTCGATTACCCTGGCTCGGTGGGCCGGGCCCTCGGTGGTCTAGTAGCCGAGCGTTTCTAGCCAGCCCGCGAAACCGAGGGCGGATAGGAACACGAACGCGACGACGATACGGCCGAGGTGTGTCAGCCGCACCGTTTCACCTGCTTGCCGATCGTGAGGGCGTGTACGTGGCTCCAATGGTGTTTCCCCTTTCCCTTCCAATAGGTCCGCCAGAATACGCGGTCCTGTACCTTTTTCGGTGCTTTGTAGGGCCGGACGCCGACCCATTCGTCGAGGTTAGCGAGTTCGGCGTAGTGATCCCACGTCGATTGGATGAATTGGTAGGCCCCCGATCCGTAGGGCCCGTCGGCTCGGTAGTTCCCTCGAGATTCCCGATGCATAACGCATTTGCGGAACGGCTCCGCCTTAGCGACGTACCACTTACCTTCGTACAGGCTATCGGGCATGTCTGACGGCCCCGCGGCCATAACGAGCGCTAGGGCCGCCTCGGCGATCATTTGATGACCCTAACGGTGGTCGAGTGAGGTACTCGCCGGTCGATAATCGACTCGACGGAATCGCGGTCTATGCGGCGTTGCCCGCCTGGCGTTTTGATGCCCTCGAGCAGACCTAAATCTATGTATCGGCGGATCGTGTCGCGTGAAACGCCGAGGAGTTCGGCGGCCTCGCCTGGCTTGATGTAGTCCGTCATCGTTTCCCCTTTCGCGGGTGACGGTATCACGGTTTCCGTGGTTTTAGCGGGAGCCCATCCATCGGTCGATTTCCTTATGGCTGTAGAGAATGTCGATTTTTCGGCGTGTCCAATCGGAATGCCGGGGGCGGCGTACTTTGGCTCGGCGTTTGTTCTTGGGCCAGCCAGCCGCTCGACCGACCGCTTCCTGGAGCCGCTCGAGGCTCTGGATTTGTGCGGAGGTGAAGTCTTTACGGCGGCCGCGGGACACGATTTCCACTCCCATCATGTAGTCGTTTCCTCGGCCTGGTTTCACTCCGAGCCACTTGCCCCAGGGCTTTTTGCCGGAGAACGTTCCGGCTCCGGCGTGCCAGACGGGGTAGGCGCTGTGTACGTACACGGTCCCATCACGGTCGAGGGTGAAGTTCGCGGCCGGTACGCGGTAGTGGTTTTGGATGAAGTTCACTATTCCGGCGTTCGCGCCTTTTTGGTTTCCGGCCGCCTTCGGGTTCGTCGATTCGGTGGCGGCTCCGGCTGTGTGGTGGAGCATGAGGGCGACGGGCCGGTGGCGTGGTCCTTGCCAGCGTAGGCGGCGGATTTTGCGCCAGCCTTTGAGGTATTCGACGCGGTCGGGTAGTTCGTACTCGAGGGCGGTCTTTAGTCGGTCTCGGAATGCCACGGGTAGCCCTCCTCGGTGTCTAGGCCGACGGGTTCGGGTAGTGGGTGTCGGCCGTATCGGGTGTCGGCGGAGTTGAGGGCGTTTAGTACCACGGGGATCACGGCCGCGCCTACGGCCACGATGAGTGGGTGTACGTCGGCTGTGGCCAGCCATGAGCCGAGAGCGCCTAGGGCGGCTCCTAGCGCTATTTTGACGATGCTTCCTTCCCAGGTGGTCGCTAGCCATTCGCGCATGTTTTCGCTCCTAACGGGGGTGGTCGTCGATATGGCGATCGAGGCGGTTGCGGAGGTCTCGTGTGTCTTTTTCGATCCGGTCGAGGCTGTCCCGTGTCGATTTCCCGCCGTTGGGACGGAATTCCTTTTGGATCGCGTTTTGGGCTCGAATGATCCATAGGAGCCCGCCGAGGACGGCCGACACGATAGCGATAATGGCGACAACGTCGCCGGGGTTATCGACGTTCATTAGCCGAGGGCCGCCAGGCGTGCCCGCACAATTGCGCGGGCCTTTTCGGTCTCGGTCGACGCGGTCGGGGCTTTTGGTTTCGGGGTGGCCTTGCGGCGTTGCTTTTTCTCCTCCTGGAGGTCCTTTTCAAGCTCGATCGCTTGCTTGAGGGCTTCCTCGTATGTCTCGGGGTGCTGGCTCATTGGTTCGGTTCCTTTCTTTTGTCTACGAACGTGACGGCTAGATGCCTGCTATCGCTTGCGCTTCCTCAGTCGTCAGACCTAACGCTTCCAACTTGGCGAGCGCGGAAGCCTTCGCCGCTTCCTTCGCTGCCGCTGCGTCAATCTCAGCCTGCTCTAGTCGTGCGACCTCGGCCTGCACCTCGGCAGACGTCAAAGGCTCTACTCCTTCGGTGTGCCAGATAATGCCTTCAACATCGTCGCCGTTCATCGTCCACTCTGCGCCGGGACGGAGACTCATAACTGCGTCGGCTGCTGTTATCATGCTGACACCTCAATTGCAAACATTTGTCCTGTAGAAAAGTCATTGTTGATTGCTGTTGTGCCACTTTGAGTCTTGAACCGTAGTTTGTACGTTGTGGCTGATGTTGTTGCGGGTGTGGAATATGCCATCAAAGTTACTGCACGTTGTTCGCTTCCCGTATTTATGCCATACCGATTGTCTTGTGCACCTGATATTCCATTATTACTACTGTCTGTTATCTGCAAGAACGTAAGCCAACCGCCAGCCGGTGAAAGTTGGACTGTGCAGACAAGCAAAACGGCACTATCGGATTTCTGCGGTGTGATCGTGACAGACATTCCGGTCACATCGACGTAAGATGTGCTTGTCGTGCTCCGGCTTGTGCTGTCTGTCGCTCGCACGATCTGAAGGATCTTTCCACCCGCAAGGTCAAGTTTGGCTGCTAATTGGTCACTTACTTCCTGCGCCAGGGATTGGCTTACGCTCGGGTAGGCCGATACGAGGTCGTCGGACTCGACATAAGGAATACCGTTAATGTCGGGCATAGGTCACACTCCTATCAGGTCGTCTGCTACGACCACGTTGTACCACTCTATCGTCGGGTCGACGTTTTCCCAGGTTAGAGCGGTGTCGATTGCGTTCCAGGCGACGGCCTGGTACGAGAAACGGGGATCGGATAGCGAGAGGGTTAGTACGTGCGTCCCAGGCGTGTATGCCTCGGACCATCCTTCGACGATCCCCTGGAATTGGGTGTACGGCGATCCCTCGGGAAGGCCGTTAATAATCACTCGGGAGCCGGACAGTAGGGCGAGGGCTCGGTCGCGTTCGGTGGTGGTTAGCCGGTCCATGAGTATCGAGACTTGGCCGAGGTTCCATAGCGGTTGCGCCTGAGCGGCCAGAATTTGCTGAGCGCGTTCCTGGGCGTCTGTCTCGCCGTGGAGTTCGGTCGCCAGGTCGTATTGCCGTTTCCCGTAGGAACCCATACTCGAGGCGTCGGTTAATTCGTACAGGTTGTTATTTCCGTACTCGATCTCTATGTCGTTAATTAGGGTCTGGAGGTTTTTCGTCCATTGGGGGGCCCATACGACGGCGTCGGCTGGGATTTGTGGGGCGGCGTTCGTGGCTGGGAACGCTTGCCATGCTTGGGTGTAGAAACTCCAGGCCTGGTCGGTGTTCTCCCATATTCCAGGGTTCCCGGCGATTCCTCGCTCGCCGTAGTCCTCGAATATGACGCGGCCGCGGCAGTCGTCGAAGTATGTTCCTCCGGACCACTCGGCGAGGGTCTGCATGTAGGAGAGTTTCGATTGGATGCTGGGCTCGTTGTTGGAGGCTAGTTCGAGGTTGTTGTCGGCGGCGTTGAGGTAATCGAGTCCGGCGTCGGCCATGACGGCGTCCACGCGGGCCCTGGGAGTTTCTTTGCTGTATGCGTCCTCGCCTGTGGTGAGTAGGCCGAGCTTTGCTAGGAAACCTATTCCGGTGATCGTGGTTACGGGTATCGGTGGGTCGCTGGAGAGGTGTTCGCGGCGTAGGTCTGTGACGGTCCCGCGGAATCGGCAGACCCCATCGTATGCGCCTATTCGGAGTTCGTCGCCGATATCGACGGCTACGCCTGGGCTCCCTCTCATGATTATTTGGGCGCTTGAGGCTTCGGGCGTCGATTTGATGTCGGAGCGGCCGTGTGTGAGGCGTACGTTGTATTCGACGGCCCCGAGGTCGACGGCTACGCCGTTAATGAGTACGGCGTGGATCGTCATTGGAGGACCGGCTCTACGTTGCGGCCTGCCCGCTGGTCGCTGTCTCTGATGAGGTTGGCGATTGCGGAGGCGACGGCTTGCTCGGTGATGCGGGCTTGCTCACGTTCGGCGTTGGCTACGGCTTCGGCTCGGGCGGCTGTGGCGATCGCCTCGACCTCGCGGACGGCGTCCCGAACGTCCTTGAGGATTCGGGCCTTAAATTCGGCGCCTACTTGCTTGCCGAGGTTCTTGCCTAGTCGCTTGTAGCGGCGTTGGTCCTTTTGGAATTGGGTTGCTAGGCCGTTTAGCGTGTCAATGGCGGAGAGGCGTCCGGCCTCGAGGAATTCGGGCACGAGGCCGAGGGCCAGGGTCCGGGTGGTTTCTTGGACTCCGGCCCATTTTTCGTTAAGGGTCGGTACGAGACCTTCGTTTAGGAGTTGCTGCCCGAGGGCCCCGCCGGTTTCGGGCCCGAGCCCGGCTATTTGCTCGATGAGGGATTGGTCCGCGCCTTGGGCTTTGATCGCGGTTAGGACGTTGCCGAACCATTCGGCCTGGTTTATGGCGGCGTTAAATCCTTCTAGGAGGCTTACGCCGGTTTGCCGTCCTTGTTCGTCGAAGTTCTCGGTGTAGATGTCGCCTAGGTTGATTCCGGATAGTAGGTCTTGCTGGATGCTGTCGGCGTAGGCCTCGACGGCCGCGGTGGCTTCCTCGACCTTCCCGATTTGGGTTATTAGGTCGGTAGTGGTGGCTTGGAACGCGGGCCCGAGCTTGTCGTATTGGTCTAATAGTTTTTGCTGCTTTTTCGTGTACGTCTCAACGGCGGCGCTACTGCTGCCATAGGATTGTGTTTCGCGTTCTTTTTCCTCGGCTTGTTCCTCGAGTTCTCGGTTGATCCGGTCGAGGCGTACGGCGGCGTCTTTGTAGTAGCGATTGGCGGCGATAACGGAGTCGTTAGCGTTGTCGTAACTGTCCTCGAAATCGCCTCCGCCGATGGTCCCTATTAAGCGGTTGGTTTCGCCTCGTAGTTCTCTCACGGCTGCCGCGGCTAGGCTGATGGTTCCGGTTCCGAGGTTTGATACGAACGAGTCCCAGGCGTATTCGAATGGGCCGAGGTTTTCGGCGGCGCTGTCGAAGCCTGCGGCTAGATCGGTTATGACTCCGGCGAGGTAGGCAATGTCGGCGACGTTGTCGCCTACGGCTTTGCCGACGCCTTTGAGTAGCGGCTCGAGGTCCTCCATGGCGTCGACGGCGTCCTGGGTTCCGGCTGTGGCGTCGTTGAGTGAGTCGAGCAGGCCAGCGCCGAACGCTTCCGCGAGGTTGTCGGTGGCCGTTTTGAGGCGGCCCATTCTCCCCTCGAATGTGTTTGCGGCGGCGTCCGCGGCTCCCGAGAAATTACTTGAGAGTTGGGCGAGGATTTCGTCCATGCTGGCGGTGGCTAGCGTGGTTTTGTCTATGCCGGTTCCGAGCCGTGCCAGGGTCGAGGTTTGCCCGTCGAACGCTCGACCGAGGGAGTCGGTAACGGTTTTAAGGCTTTGCCCCGTACCCGCGGCCACGTCCATGGCGATCTTTAGGGCGCGGTTTGCTTCCTCGGTGTCTTGCGTCGATCGTACGAGGCGCTCGTATGCGGGGCGTAGGTCTGTGTCGGCTACGCCGTAGGCCCGCTCGAGTTGGTAAATGTAGTCCTCGACGGCTTGGGTGTCGTGTGCGAGGTTGAGGTTTGTTAGCGTGTTCGCTAGTTGGGCTACGGCTTTTTCGTCCTCTATGGCCGCTTCTACGCCGTCCTTGGCTAGTTTGAGGGCGAACGCCCCCGCGGCCGCTCCGGCCGCCAGGAATGCCGGTCCTAATTTGTTTTTGAGCGTTCCACTAAAGCCTTGGGCTTTGCGTCCGGCTTGGTCCATGCCGGAGTTAAATTTCTTGAGGTCGGCCGCCAGGTAGACGGTTAATGTCTTAGCCATTAGATCGTGTCCCACTTAGCGACGATTGTGTCGACGGCTCGGCCCCAGGCTTGGAGGGCGGCGGGCTGGTAGTCGCGGGCCTGGTCGATCCAATTAGTGGCCTCGAATGGCGCGAACGATCCGCGGGCCTTGCCGCTGCTCGAGGGATAGCGCACCATGGTCGGGGTAGCGCCTCCGGAGAATCGGGCTCGGTTTCCGCCGATGGTCACTTTCGGCACTCGGTCGCTTCCGGCCTTTACGCTGCCCGCGATCACTTCGCCCCAGGGCCCGGCGTAGTTCAGGGCGGCACTACGCCAGGCCGGGGCCATATGCGATTCGGCGATATTTTTGGAGGCTTTGCGTAGTTCTTTGTTCGCCTCGGGGCCGAGTTTGCGGAGCCCTCGTAGGAGTTCGTTTAGGCCCTCGATGTAGGTGTCGAATTGTTTACTCGACCTCGTGGCCATGTCGAAGCTCCTCTATTACGGTGGCTAATAGTTGCGGGTCGTACTGTCGGACCTCCTCGACGGGTCGTCCTATCGCTAGCGCGACTCGGACTATTAGTCGTCGGACAGATCCGACGGGGTAGGGTCCGGCTCCTTACCCACCATTACGCGGGCTTTGCGAGCGCGGGCCCATGCCCGTACTTCCGCAATCGTTTTGGGTTCTTTCTCCTCGACGTGGCAGTAGGCGACGACTAGGCGTAGCCCGCTGTCTGTCACGTTGCCGCTCGGGTAGAGCGTTTCGGCGACCTCGAAGTCGACCGTTAGCGGTTGGCAGACGATCGGCTCGGTTAAGTCGTCGAGGTAGATTTCTAGCGTTGGGTACATGGCGTTTCCCCGTTCCTTTCTAGGCTTGAGTTCCGAACGTGACCGAGCCGGTCAGCGAGAGGCTGGCGGTGGCTACGCCGGTGGCGTCGAATGTGAGGTCGAGCCCGTCGATGCTCATGGTGGAGCCGGTCCAGCGGCCGCTAGCGGAGTCGACGACGACGGCGACGGTCGAGCCCGCGGCGATCGCGGTCTGGAGCGCGTCGTAAAGGCCGGTAGTTTCGTCGTACAGGAAGTCAATCGACATTGTCGAATTGAGGTCCGTTTGGTCGAACGCTACCGAGTCGAGGGTCTTGGTTCGGGTGATCGTCGGCGTAGTGGTGATCGTGCCGGTGGTCACCTGGGATTCATAGCCGGTCGTATCCACCTCGACAGTGAACGCGGCCCCGGCGACAGATACTGCGGGCATTTTCTATTCCTTCCAATGGGCCGAGATGTTTATCTCGGTGGTGATTACGGTTCCCTGGGCCCCGATGTCGGATAGTTGGGGTGGGTTTACTTGCTCCACGTTGTAGGTGGAGGGTACGAGGGCGAGGAGCGTATCGACGGCGTCCTCGATGTCGAGCGTTGACGCTTCGTTATTGCGCGGGCTAATGACGACCATTACCCGCCACCTCACGCGGTAATTGAGCGGCGTTCCTACGCGCTCGGGGACGATCCACGGTGCATCAGGGGTGATGACAATGGCGGGCGGTTTGGGGACGGCGGGGACGGTTTCGTAAACACGGATGCCCGAGGAGGTGAACGCGGTTACGAGTGCTTCCCTGGATTCTGTCGAGAGTGCCATTAGCCGACCATTCCGCCGACGCGGAGGTAGGGCGCTAGGAGCGCCATTACCCGCTTAGTTACCCACACGGATAGCCGGTAGGGGCCTGGGGTGAAATCGGTTGCGACGGCTTGCCCTCCGGCCGCTGTGCGGGCTTGGAATATCTCTACGCCGACGGATACGGCGGCCTCTTTACAGGCGGCCGGTTCGTCGGTTAGAGCGGTGGCGGTGATTAGGGAGCCGACGATATCGACGGCCGCCTCGGCGACCTGGTCGAGGACGTCGTCGAGCGGCGCTACATAGTCCAGGTCTAGCGCGTCGGCTAGTTCCTGCCCTGTTAGTAACGCCATTTCGTCGGCTCCCTAATCGTTTACCTAGGAGAGGGTCTAGGCCTGGTCGTAGATTCCGACGATGCCCGCCGAGATGAACGGCGAGGCGACGGCGTAACCGTAGATAGCCACGTCGCGG